CAGATCTATGAGACTTCAGATACCAAAACTATAGACATACCTTCTATATATTCAGCAGCTAAACAATTAGATTGTGACACTGTACTGTCTCAAAAAAGTGCTAGTGAACATTTAAAATCTGTTATAGACTTTCCTGTTGAAAGAGATAATCTTAGAAAATTTGCAGCCACACTTAAAAAATTAGAAATAGCTAGAACCTTAAAAAGAAAATTAGAACTTGCTGGTAAGAAAATAGGAGACTTATCAGGAACTGAAAGCATAGGCAAAATATTAGCCATAGCAGAAGATACAGTATTTGATTTTGGCTCATCTGTTTCTGATACAGAAAATCAACCTATGCACATAGGAGAAGAAGTAGAAGAATATTTAGATTATTTAATCAACAACCCTATTGATAATGTCGGCATATCTACAGGTTTTCCAATTTATGACCAAGCTATTGGTGGTGGACTGAGAAAAAGTACTGTTAATGTAATAGCAGCAAGACCAAAAACTGGTAAAACTTTACTATCAGACAACATGGGTTTTCATATAGCATCTAAACTACAAATACCAGTTTTGAATCTAGATACAGAAATGACACATGAAGATCATATCCATAGAATATTGGCTATGATATCTTCTATCGAAATCAACAAGATAGAAACTGGAAAATTTGCAGATAGCAATATGCAAAAACAAAAAGTTTTAGAAGCTGCAAAACTATTAAAAGATTCAAAATATTATTACAAATCTATTGCAGGAAAACCTTTTGACGAGCAGTTGTCTGTAATTAAAAGATGGTTAGTGAAAGATGTAGGTCTTAATCCTGATGGCACAGCTAAGGATTGTGTAATTTTTTATGACTATCTAAAATTGATGGACAGCCAAGGCATTTCTCAAGACATGAAAGAGTATCAAGTTTTAGGTTTTATGATGACCTCTCTGCATAACCTGGCTAATAAATATAAAATACCAATAGTCTCGTTTATTCAGTTAAATAGAGATGGAATAACAAAAGAATCGACAGATACAGCAAGTGGTTCAGATAGAATTATTTGGCTTTGTAGTAATTTTACTATATTTAAAAGAAAATCTGACGAAGAAATTGCAGAAGATGGACCGAATGCTGGTAATAGGAAGCTAATCCCTGTTATTAGTCGTCATGGCGGTGGCTTAGACGACAATGATTATATTAATTGTAATATGGAGGGTTGGTGTGCAAGAATTACCGAAGGCGATACAAAGTTAGAAATTAAAAATAATACTTCCTCTAATAACGATGGGTTTATAATCAATGAACAGTCTGATGAAACAATCGACTTCGTATAGTCAAGATCAGCTTAAAAATTTATGTGATTTAGTATGTGATGATATTGAAAGACTTTTACAGGTTTTAGGAGTTGAAGACTATAGAATCACAGAAAAAATGGTTTTTTGTCAATGTCCTATCCATGAGGGAGACAATGGATCTGCTTTAAATTTATATTATACCGGAGAATCTTACAGAGGAAACTGGAAATGTAGAACACATAATTGTGAGGAAACTTTCCGTTCTTCTATTATTGGGTTTGTGAGAGGAGTCTTGTCTCGTCAAAAGTATGGGTGGTCTTCTGAAGGAGATAGAACGGTTTCTTTTAAAGAGACTGTAGATTTTTTATTAAAGTTTGTAAACAAAGATATAGACAACATTCATCTTAATAAAAATGTTGATACTTTTACTAGTGTAGCCAAAAACTTTAGCAAGAAAAAGCAAGAGAATAAACTTAAGCTACAACCTAGCCAAGTTAGATCATCTCTAAAAATACCTGCGTCTTACTATGTAAATAGAGGATATTCCGAACAAATCTTGGAAAGATATGACGTTGGTTTATGTGACAATCCAGAGAAACCTTTTTATAATAGGGTTGTTGTTCCTGTGTATTCTGCTGATGGCAAGCATGTTATTGGTTGCACTGGCAGAAGCATTCACAATAAATGTGACAAATGCGGTTGTTATCATCACCCAAGAAGAGATTGTCCAGCACCAGATAAAAGATGGATATATTCTAAATGGAAACACAATCAAAATTTTAAATCACAAAATAATTTATACAATTTTTGGTTTGCTAAAGACCATATAAAGAAAACAAAAACAGTTATCTTGGTTGAAAGCCCCGGTAATGTTTGGAGACTAGAAGAGGCTGGAATTAAAAATAGCGTAGCAATATTTGGTTCGTCAATGAGTAATCATCAAAAACTACTTATTGATTCTTCAGGCGCTATGAATATTGTTGTTTTAACAGATAACGACGAAGCTGGTGATAAAGCCTACAATCAAATTAATGAAAAATGTAAAGATATTTATAGAATGTACAGACCTAAATTTGATGGAGATGATATTGGGGAAATGTCTATTCAAGATATACAACAACAAATACTACCTATCATAAAGGAAATACATGAGCAATATTAGGATAATCGCTTTTGCAGGACGAAAGCAATCTGGAAAAACTACATCTTGTGAATTTGTTAAAAATGTATTTGAAACTTCTCATCATTCTGGCGATTGCAGAATCTATAACTTTGCAGATCCACTAAAACAAATGTGTATCGATATTTTTGGATTAAGTTATCATCAATGTTATGGTACGGACGATAATAAAAATGAAATTGTAAACTGCTATTGGCCAGGTTTAGATTCTAAAATGACAGCTAGAGAAGTTTTGCAATACGTGGGAACAGATGTTTTTAGAAAAATGCAGTGCAACGTATGGGCAGACGCAACTATTAGAAAAATAGAAAAAGAAAACCCAACACTTGCCTTAATAGCTGACTGTAGATTTCCAAATGAAGTAGAAGCCGTTAAAAATGCAGGAGGCATAGTCGTGAAACTTAATAGGGACACGTATAATTCTACACATGCTAGTGAAATATCATTAGACAAAGATCGGTATGATCAAAATAATTTTGACTTATCAATAGACAATCAATATCTAAATCTTAGTCAAAAGAATGAAACTATTTTTGATTTCTTATCAACGAAAGAGGTGCTATCATTATAATTACATATTTCAGAAGCTCCTCTTATAACACACACGATATGTGTGAACAGCAATACTTTTTTGATTATGTTTTAGGATATAAAGGACCTTCTAACAAAAAAGCAGATAAAGGCACTATAGTACATAAGGCTTTAGAAATCTTAGCGTTTATTAAGTATACAGAGCAACAAGGTGAAGAAACTTTTGAAGACGACATCATAGGTGAAGTTAATATTAAAGACTATGATTTAGATAAAATTATTGTTGATGTATACACATATTATACTTCAATGTTTACTCATCATAAGTGGACATCTACTGATTATAAAGATTGTCACAAATGGACATACAAAGCTATAGAGTATGGAGATGGTCTATTTGATCCTAGAAATAGAAATATTTTATATCCAGAACAAAGATTTGATATTCCTATTGATAAATCATGGGCAAAATTTAGCTATGACCACAATGGCGAAAAGCTAGAAGGTAATTTATCACTTAAAGGCACTATTGACTTAATTGTTAAGCCTAATGATAACACAGCAGAAATTATTGATTGGAAAACAGGAAGAAGATTAAATTGGGCAACAGGTGAAGAAAAAACGCAAGAAAAATTAGAGCAAGACCCGCAGCTTATGCTTTATTATTATGCTGTACAACATTTGTATCCAGAAATAGATAATTGTATTGTTACAATATTTTTTATAAATGATGGTGGACCTTTTAGCGTAGCGTTCGGTAAAAAAGATTTAGCAAAAATGGAGGACTTGTTGCGTAGAAAATTTGATAAAATTAAAAAAACACAAATTCCAAGACTAAGCAAAAGTTGGAAATGTACAAAATTATGTCATTATGGCAAAACTGATTTTCAAGATACAGACACTATTACGCCGATAGTAGAATATAGAGATGAACAGACTTGTCGTAAAGGAGATTTTATGACAAAGTGTGAGCAAGTACATCATGATTTACAGGTTAAAGGTATGAAGAATGTAGTTGACGAGTATACAGTTCCAGGGTATAATGTTGGATACTATAAACCTCCTGGGAGTGCAGAATGAAAAATATAGATATTTTGATTACTGGTTCTGGTGGCAGTGGTCAGAGCTATTTTATGAAACAGTTAGGTAAGAATTTTGTTACTAATTCTGTGGGAGATAATGATGGGCTTAAACACATGAGTAGTCCTAATCACCCTAAACTTTCTAATTATAATGTGAAGAAATGTATTTTTTTATATAATAAGTCTTTTGAGTGTATTTGTTCTTTTTACAGAAGAAATCCTTCTTGGGCTTGGCTGCAGGTTGTAAAGCTAGGAAATATCGGTAAATTAAAAGCAAGTAACTTGTCTAGTGCAGATAATTTTTTCTCTCTAGTAGAAGAAAGGAATTCTGATCTGTTTTCTATAGAATATCAGTTTGAAAATTGGACAAGTACCACCACCCCTTTCCCTGTATATTATGTTGATTTTAATAATATTGATACAAGTAAACTTGCATCATTTTTAAATTGTGAAGAAAATATTTTAAGTTTTGATGTAAAGCCAAGAAGACAATACCCAGAGCTGCAAAATAAATTTCCCTCTGCATATCTTTTATACCAAAATTTAGATAAGAAAAAACAGATATTGGCACAAACAGCAAATGATAGACAGGGATTATAGATGACAAGAAAAAAAAGCTATGTTCCTTTGCACGTTCATAGTCACTATTCTTTATTGGATGGCCTAAGCAGACCTAAACAAATTGCACAAAGATGTGCTGATATAGGTGTCAAGAGTTGTGCCATTACAGATCATGGCAATATAGCTGGTGCTGCTCAAGTTCATGCAGCATTGAAGTCTAAAGGAATTAAACCTATATTGGGTTGCGAATTATACATTTGCGATCAACATGCTTCTATCAAAGAGAAGAGTAACGGCAAACTCAGCCATTTTATAGTTTTGGCTAAAAACTTAAAGGGTTGGAATACGCTAGTCAAAATTATTTCTGAGTCTAACAAACCAGAACATTTCTATAGAAAACCTAGATTAAGTTTAGATCAGCTTTCAGAAATTGTTGACGAAAATATCATAGGTTTCTGTGGACACTTAGGTTCATACTTAGCTAATAGAATTTTATCTAATGATGAAATTGTCGACAACTGGAAATCCATAGCTACTACAGAAGTTAAAAAACTACAAAAAATATTTGGAGATAATTTCTTTTTAGAAACCCAACTTATGGATAAGGAGTTGAATCCTGCTCAAATATCTTTAACCGAATGTATTAGAGAACTTTCTAAAGATTTAGGTGTGCGAGCAATCTGCACCCCAGATGCTCACTATGCAAATCAAAAAGATGCTATAGATCAAAGAATACTTCTGTGCAATAATTTAAAAACTACACTTCCAGAAATTAATAGAAAATTATCTAATGAAGAAGATGTTCCAATGTCTACATTTTTTATTAGTGATAAATATTACATATTATCTCCAGAAGAAATGCAGGAACTTCACACTCAGGAAGAAATAGAAAATACTAATTATGTTGATAGTCTTTGCGAGAGCTACGACATCAATCACGAACCTAGATTACCTCCATTTAAAACAGAAACGTCACCAGATGAATATCTTAGACAATTATGTAGAGAGGGATGGAAGAGAAAAATAGGACCAAAAGTAGATAAGTCGTTACATGAAAAGTACGCGGATAGAATCAAATATGAGCTATCTATTTTACAATCTGCTGGTCTTTCTAGCTATTTTTTAATAGTGTCCGATATAGTTAAATATGTGAAGTCTCAGGGGTGGTTAGCAGGTCCTGGTCGTGGTAGTGCAGCAGGGTGTCTAGTGTCATATCTAATAGATATTACGTGTATTGATCCAATTAAGCATGATCTAATATTTGAGCGTTTTTATAATGCAGGAAGAAACACAAAAGGTCGAGTTTCTATGCCTGATATAGATATGGACGTTCCAATTAATCAGAGAGAGCAGGTTATAGAATACATAAAAGATAAGTACGGCTCTGACAATGTTTCTCAAATGATTACATTCAATACATTGAAAGGAAGAGGGGCTTTAAAAGATGTGTTAAGAGTATATGGAGATGTAACTTTTGATGAGATGAATCAAATAACAAAAAATATTCCTGATGAAGCAAAAATAGCAGATGAATTAGAACAAATGAAAGATGAGTATGGGGATGCTTCCATTATACGTTGGGCTTTAGAAAACAGGGTTGACAACTTGAAGAATTGGTGTTATATTGATGAGAAGGGTAATCTTTCAGGCCCCTTTGCAAAAAGATTCGAACAAGCTATGCGTTTAGAGGGAACAAAAGTTAATCA